CCTGTGAACCCATTACGAACGGCAATATCGTAAGCGGATTCGCCAGTGGCTCCGCGCGGAAGCGTCATTTCAAAATTCAGGGCGCCATCTTCTGATACTGTCACTTTTACATCGGCGGCGTCACCTGTTTTAACCGTCACTTTTCCAATTGATACTTTAATGATGGAAGTAGATGCGGGATTGGTCGACGGGGTTGCTGCCGGCGCCGTCGGTGTAGTTACCGAAGGCGTGGGTTGTGTTGTTGTACCGGACGCAGAGGATGTGCCATCTAATCTTTTTTGCACTTCTAATGCCAGTTTCTTTGCTTCTTTCGAATCGTCCGCTGCGGTGCGGGCGGTTTCTGCCATTGCCAAGATCGCGGCTTCGGTTTTGGTGTTTGTCGTCATATTTTTGACCTTTGTTTTAATGGGCTGGATGCCCGTTAGTTTCTATGTTTACCTAGTTTTAGGCGGCGGGTTTTGATTTTTCAAGTTCGGCAATAAGTTCGGTAATTTTGTTGTTTATTTTGGCAAATTCTGCTGTCCATTCATCAATTTTGGTTTGTACTAAATAGTCAAACCATCCAAGTGGTTCATGTTTTTTATGTATAGAGCCGTCTTTTGTTTTGCCGTACCAAACTGTCGATATATTCGAAAGTTGATTGTGAATGAAATTGCCAGCTACTTCGCAGGTGTCAAATTCTCCACTGTAAAATGCACCACTTAGCAATCCATCTCGGTATTTAATGCTTTCGCTTACATATGGCTGTCCTACCTTGCCACGAGATTTTGTCAAACTGCTGTACGGCGTGATATCACAATGGTTTCCCACAATAGACGATGCTTTCATATGTCCAAAAACAATCTGTCGGGCATAGTTACCAGCCGGAGAATTTTGAACATAATTCGCCCTAACTTGTGTTGCCAGCATTGTTCCGTACTTTGCTTCTGCACCGACTAACATCCCATATGTTTGGGTATTTATCGACGCTGTTGCTGTTGCACCGGAACCGCCACCACCAGTAATGGTTACGGTCGGAATTTCCGTATAACGACTACCGTCACGGCGAACAATTATTTCAACCACTTTCCCATCTTTAATCTTCGCTTGGCCAACTGCTCCGAAAGCTTCTGAACCGCCACCCGTAATGATGACTTCTGGTTCTGATGTATAACCACTACCTCCGTTTGTTACAGTAATTCCAGATACTTGGTGCATCCCGAAAAATGGACCAAACGGGAGCGCGAAAGTGAATTGGTTTCGGTCGATGATGAAATGGTTATGGCCGTAGTTACACATCAAACCGCGCGGTGCGTACACGGTATTATCTGCAATTAATTGGCGACATCTTAACCACCATTGGTTCTTGCTCCTTCTGGCTAGGACCCCCGTCGCACCGTTGATCGGATGGATGCCTATAAAGCCGCTGACGATGATGTTCCCCATGATTTCAATGTTGCTATCCTGATAGAAGAAACTATAAGGATCAGCTATGTTTCCAGCACGGCCATCTTTTGATGCGAATATTTCTTCAATTACTGTTGATATCCCGTAATACATTGCAATGCCAAAGTTATTAATTAACCTGACATTGTTCCCGGTATGGATATCCATTACCTTTCTTTTTCCAAGACCGAAGATGTTATCGTGGATGTAAATATAAGACATCGGCAGATAACGGCTTGTACATTGTTGATAGCCCGGGTCCAAGCTGATGATGGAATTGTTCCAACCTCTCACATGCTCAATATGCGCGTCTGGATGACCTACCACCGAATCAGGCGCATATATCCCGCAAAGCTCATAACCAATAACTCGGATGGCTTCAACGCCGCATGTATAGTTATGGGTAAAATATCCCCCAGTAATACGGGTATTTATTGCGACACAGCCTTTTTCTATTGCTACTGCCACTTCACCCGGCTGCACATCTTCGCCTGATGGAGAGCCATTCAAACCACAAACGACCGCCCCACCTGTAAAGCCTCTTACGTCAAAAAATTTGACTTCATTGTTTCGACAGTCAAATAACCTCCAGCCATACCCACGGCTCCATATTTGACCACCATGCCAAATGCCCCATTCAGGTGATGTTGTTCCATCACTCTGCGGGAAAGCGGAGACGCCATCTTTATTAAAATATCCGCCCCCACTTAGGAAACGTTGCCTTGATTCTTGTAGGTATAACTCTTTTTGCTTTTCTAAATTGAAGTTTTCCGGCGACCGTACTTTGGACGTATCACAGGAATTGTTCATGTACCTAGCTAAATCATGGGCGTATGTTGTTGTGTTGTATCCGAAGGCAACAACCCCTTTAAGAGACATCCCCGAACCGATATGCGGCGCTTCTGCCGTCCATCCGTCGATATGTGGCACCCATCTTTTATCAGGGTCTGCCATTCCCGATTTATAACCATACTTTTCATAAGCACGGGTTGTGATTTTTCCGCCGTGAATGACGGTATTGCCGTGTGATTTATCGCAGAGGTGGAATACATCTTGCCCCATCTCTTCGACGCAGAATTCAGCTCTTGAAAAATCGAAAGTGTTATAAATTGAGTGATGGAATGAGATACATGGCTGTTGACCATTAACGGTCAGAGTGATGCCCCCAACTGTGACCTGTCGTCCGTCTTCTCCATAATATTCGGGCTTATATTCGATATTTTTTGTTACGGGAAAATAGCCGCCCCTAGACGTGATAAACACGTTTGACGGCAATTTGTCATACCAGTTTTGGATATGTCTGACAATTGCGATTGCATCTTTCTTCGATACGTTTTTTCGGTAATATCCATCGAAAACTTTTTTCCGCAGATCAGATGGCAGGGCGTCTTCTATGTAGAATCTGCCTTTTTCAATTGCTATTTTTGCGTATTCTGCACTTTGCAATCCTTCAAACTTGGTTTGTTCTTCCAAGATAAGTGATGGGGTATCAATACTCCCTAGCGCTCGTCCTATTTCTTCTGATATTTTGGTAGGAGTCACGATACTGACATCGCTTGGTTTGCCGTTTAGATTCAGACGACCTTTTTCATCAACGCTGGCAACAATATCTTGGGGCATTGATGTATTATCATTCCCCACTTTTTTTATACTGCTTTTGACTGATTCTTCGACTAATGCATTGACTGAATCAGCAATACCTTTTTCGAACTTATCTGTTCTTTTTTTTAAATCAGCAACAGATTCAGCAATAGCAATTGTTGATACTTCTAAATTGGATAGATTTTCAGCCACGCGAAATTCCTTTATTCCATTTCAAATTTAATTTCGATGACTTCTAAATCTTCGATCGTTTGCGCAGACTCAATACGATTTTGTAATGACTGCCGTTGACCAATGACGGCAGCAAGCATTGCATTGTATGATTCTTGTTTTTCAAATACTTTTTCTTTCAATTTTATTGGCGAGATACCGCGAACGTCTGCAATTTTGTCCAGAATAGGCGTTTCGGCGTTTTTATCTTCAGCCCATGCCCGAGCTTCTTTACTCTGCAAGCTCCAACTTTGTACTTCATAGTCTGGCAAATCCGCCGCACCTGATTGGTTATCAATAAATTCTTGTGATTCTTTATTAATTCTTTTGATTAATAATCTCTTGGCGTTATTTAATTTTTCTTCTGCGGCAGCGGCTTTTTTGGCTTGGTTTTCAATCCATTTTTCACCGTCCCATTCGCAGTATTCGTTCGCTGGGGCAATCACGGTCAGCTCGTCTGAAAGACTGCCAACTTTGTCGATGATGACGGCAACGCCGTCTGCTTTGCGGTACACAACCTTTCCGCGATAGTCTTCGATGACGTCCCAACCCTCGCCGTTCCATCTGGCGACGTATCCGGCTGAAATTTTGGGCGGCAATGTGTCAACACAGCCTGCTGGAATCAAATAACTACCGTCGCGGGCGTAGATGTCCAATTCGGCATTGATCTGACCGATATAAGTATTGTCTGCATCAATCTGACAGACGGGTTTATTCCATTTGATGTTTTGGCTCATTTCTTTTTCCTTTTCCATAAGGTCGTCTGAAACGTGGTTTCGGTTTTTCAGACGACCTTTTCAAATTAAATCTTGATGATGTATTTCATAGCCACGTTCATCGGGCGTGTTTCCACACCGCCTGCGGCGTCGGTCGTTCCTTCTGTATCAACGGAAACAAGCGATGAATTCTGACCCCTGTCGGTATCGGCTCGCCGTTGCAGTCCGATGCCGTGGGTATGGCTGCGGAACTCGTCCGCCTGCCAACTGCCCAAGACGCGACCGGCGTCCCGACCACGACCGGCGTCCCAGCCGCGGATAAATTCGCCGCGCAGGTCAGGCAGGTTGAATGTGGTGCTGCCGTCGCCCGCTCCGTAGCGCGTACCGATGACGGCAAACAGCGTAGCGTAGGTCTGACGGGATACCGCTGCGCCGTGGCATTCAAGCCAGCCATAAGGGACGGCTTCGCCCGCCAAAGCTACAACTGTGCCGCTTGGTGCCGAGATGTTGACAAATGTTTGGTCAACTTTTGCCACCAGACCGGGTACGTCCCAGCCGATGGATATTCGATGCTTAGACCCGCTCGAAGATGGCAGTACCTCGATTGTTTCTGCTTTGACTTTTGACAGGGCATACGATGACGGCACGGTGTTGGTGCCGGTGTGTTCGGGATTTTGGGAGATGCTCCGCTGTAAGAGCAGTGGCGAATTGTCGTATTCGATGACTCCATTGTTTTTTAAAGCCAGTGCTTTATTACTGTTTCGGTTGCGTAAAAAAACCTGATCCGCGTCGGAGTCGATATAGATATATTTGTTGGCGGCGTAAAGTGCAGGCGAGGCTGCCACGGTAATGCCTTTTGTAAACACGGTATTGCCGCCGAATGTTTTGTCGCCGTTGATGGTTTGATTACCGGCAACCTTTACGGTGTCGGTGTTTTCGCTGATTTTTTTATCGACGGCTTTGAGACGGATGTTTAAATTGTTTGTCCTGTTGGCGAGTGCCTGCAAAGGCTGGTTTATTGGGGCATCCGCGCCGCCAATGACTTTGTCGCCCGGCTCGACCAGATAAACATTTTGTGTGAATTCGTTTTTTTCGATTGCGTTTGCCATAATTTTCCTTAAGCTGCGCCAAAGTTGTATTCGCCATTAAATTCGATTTCGCCGTTCCAATAGATGGCGTTACTCCGGTAATCCATCTCAACCAAGCGGCAACGGAGCGGCGCGATTTGCTCTAGCCATTTCTTTATCTTTTCGGCCTCGCTGTTTGTAATCGGACGGCTTAGTTTGATTTTGTATTCGGCCCAGTCGCCTTCTTGGCCACCGAAAACGAATGTCCCGTCAAAATAGGCGGTTCCATCCCAATACAGACTGCCGTAGTTTTCAATTATCTCGATGTCGCCATATCCTAAATCTTTGAATAATTGTCGTATTACGGACGGCGTCCCTTTTCTTTCGTGGATTTTGATGTATTCGGCGACAATTCGCCGACGGGCGGCTTCGGTTTCGGCAATATCCCAGCCTTCATCGCTGCCGATTGAGTTTTCCCAAGCCAGCCAAGGCAGCCATTCTGGTGGGCAGTCAACTGGGCGGCGGGTTCGTGCGATTTCATTCAAGTCAAATAATTGCGCCAGTTCCGCTGATGTCAGTTTTGATAGCGCGTGTTGCAATTCGGTGCTGCTGCTTGGTTTTATGCTTTCTGTCATGTCATATTCTCCAAGCTGATTTCGCTGATTTCGATGTATTCTCCGTCGCTACAATTTATGTCTTCTAACGGTGATGCCATTTCGATTTTTTTAACGCCGTCGGTATCCAGCGCACCGATGATTTTTGACAATGCGATGCTTGCACCTAATCTGCTATTTTTTTCCAGCATTTTTTTTAAGTCATCAAGCTGCTTGTCTTTTACCAATGTCAAATCCGGACCCGATTCGTATCTAATCCTTGCGGTAATTCTGATCGCCTTCGGGCGACCGGCTTTAACTTTTACGGTATCGCATAAGGGGCGGCGGGTCTCCGCGCTCAAATAATCCTGCGCAGCCTGCAAAATTTCAGCTGATGGCACGCCGTCCGCCGCCTTGATAAAGACGCAGACCGTACCTGCAACCTCTCGGACGGCTCGCGCGTCGATGATTTTCGGATGGGCGTCTAATGCATGGGCTTCGTAGGCGGCACGCGGACCGGCGGCGGCGAGTTTTTCCGGGTAAAGTTGCACGCGGCGGCGCAGGTCGGCGGCGGGTTCGTAAAGCGCGTCGACGGGAGGGAGGGGGGGTGGGG